AGAAGTTAAATTATAAAACAAAAACAATGGATGCTGGAACTATTAGCTTAATAAACTTTAGTAAAAAGTTTTTTGAAGGAAGAGATATTAACTGGATTGGCTCAGTTGGTTTTATATCCATAAACAATTGTGTTGTTAGAATATCGTATATAAATCATTTTGGCCCAAATGGTTTTTTTGTAGAAGTTGATAATAAAACTACAGGAAGCGCAAATACGTATGTGTTTATGTTTTATGAATTTTTAACATTTCCGGAGGGTACAAAACACTCCAGTCCACAATGGAAAGGAAATAATTTATCTTGGGAAGTAGAACCATTAAATAAAATATACATGATAGATAAAATTTTTGAATTCATTAATTTATATATTTAATTGTTATGGCAATCAAAAAAAGTAAAACAATAGTAATAGATTTATCGGGCCCGCAAGGCAACGCGTTTTATCTACTGGCTGTTGCAAGAAGTCTTTCAAATCAACTCGGATTAGATCACAAAGAGATAGAAACTGAAATGACTTCCGGAGATTATGAAAATTTAGTATCTACGTTAGATAAGTATTTTGGCGATATAATTACTATATACAGGTAATAAAATAACAATAGTTAAGTTATGAATTTAATAGCATTTTTAGGATCAATGTTACTTGCGTTGTGTGCAGTTCCAGAGCTATTGAGAACTTTGTACGATAACAAGTGTTACTTGAGTTGGGCTTTCTTGTTGTTGTGGTTTTTGGGAGAAATATTAATGTTAATATATTCTATCCACTTATGGAATTACGCGCTCATGATGAATTATATTTTTAACACTATAGTAGTAACAATCATGCTTTACATTAAAATAAAAAACGAATTTTATGATAGACGTAGCTAGATTGAACCAAGCGTACGATAATTTGGAAAATTTCTACGAATGGGAAAAATCAATACGATGGGATTCAGGCGTTATGAATTATAGATTTTATAAAGACGACATTGGGTGGTTTATCGATATTCCAGATTGGCAAGAAAGTCGTATGGAATTACAAATGGTTTGCGGAGCAGACGATCTATGTGATATATTGTCGGAAGGCAACAGCGAATTTAATATAGACATATCGTTATTTCCGTTTGAAGATTGCGAAACTATTAGAAGAACGAAATTGGGTAGATTAGAAGGATTTGAATATGGAAGCGGAGCTTGGTACGAATTGAATAGCTACAAAAATACACCTAAACATTTAGAGATGTGGTTGTGCGACGTAACAAAATTCGTCTTTGGAGAATTTCCAATTGAAATACACTTCAAAAAAACAAAATAAATAATGATACAGACAATCCATGAAATACAAGATCAATTCGACTGTCGTACACCTTTGGGAGAAGGCACTGCCTTGTTTCTAATCGCTGGAAGCATGCACGCCAATCCTCACTTCATAGTTAGATTGTACAAAACTGGTCAATTAAGATCTTTCGATCAAAACGACATAGAAGTTTACGGTAATCCCATGCAAGGAAACGGATGGGACATTAAATCACAATAAAAAACAATAAAATGAAAAAGCTTTACGTAAAACAACAGTACAGAACAAATCAATTGTCAAAAGAACCAGGAGGTTACGAAGTGACTGTAACCTACGCAAGTGGTTTTTCCAAAGTGTACGATAGAGTAAAATATCCAAAAAAGTTTATATCCAAGATTAATGAAGATGCTAATAGGGGGGACGGACATAAAATAAAAAGTATAAAGGTATCAGATTACAGAGGCGAGTAATTTTCTAAAATTTGCTATATTTATATAAAAAGAAGCCATGTCCAATAAAAATTTTGATTTTATCAAGTACTTAAAAAGCAATAAGTTTGGTTCTTACGAAGTCTTGAATTCTATAAACGAAGAGGAATTCTCGAAGTTAACTTCGGAAGAAGAGACAGTCGCAGAAGACGAATTAGGTGAAACTATGACTGCAGGCACAAATTTGCAATACGAAGACGAAGATCCTGCAACAACCGGTGCAGCAGCAGCTGCTATGGATAATTCAATGGATAGAATGATGGGATTGATTAATCAAAAAGAGTTATTCAAATTTAAAAACGCTATTTTTGCTGTAGCTAAAGATTTAATAGAAGATGGGTACGAAAACGACGACGTCGAATTGTTCCTTACTAAAGTATTAAGCGACACAGTGTGGGAAATAAGTGATGAAAATTAATCAAACGCTATAATTGAGCTCACTAAAAAGATACATTTTTACGATGTATCTTTTTTTTGTCTTTACTTAAAAGATATATTATTTTTATTCAATAAAATGAGTTAAATTTATAAAAATAGTAAGTTATGTCATTACACGAAACAAGATCGTATACAGTGTACTATTCTCATGTATTAAATGAAAGAACGGGAGAATCTAATTTAAAATATTGCCCAGATTATGTATGCTGCGTAAATGCTCGCTCTCAAGAAGAAGCAATAGAAAAAACAAAACTTATAGCATTAAATCAACCAAATGCGAGATATATAAAAATTGTAGGAATAGGTTATGCAAATCCAGAGTGGGTAAATGAAAAAAAATGGATGGAAACGGATCCTAACTATTACAGAGAACAAGCGCAATTATTAAAGCAAAAGATGGAAGCACAAAAAAAATTCAACACAACATGGTAATAGCAAGTACAAAATGGATAAAAACCACACCTTATTATACTGAATTTTTGCGGTATTATAATATGGCAAAAATACAACAAGAAGAATGTAATTTGGGTGTAAAAAAACATTGTGAATCTTCAGTAGAAGATGATCTAATGAAACATGTAGAATTGTATGATGTAGTAGAAAGAAAATACGCAGGCTTTAGTCAGATTGTAAATGATGTATTTTATGGATTCACTCCCAACCATCCCTATTGGCATAAAATGGAATTAGGCTTAATGTCTAGTCAAAGAGAGATTGTTTCTAAAAATTGGACAGGAAAAGATAAAATATTTGGGTTAAGGGATTGGTTGTTTCTTTTTATGTTTCATCGATTAACAGGATCTGGTATTAATTACGCACAGAAGCCTTCTGGTTATCATAATACTTTATTGTTTGAGTTATATCAAGCTGATAATATTAATCAGATGATTGAGATAATAAAGCAAGCCAAACGGCCTTTTTATACGTCTGTAGGTTATCAATTTCCAAGTTTTCCAAAACCACAAGGAAATTACAAACGAGGTGGCGATTACTTTATATGTGAATATCTTCCAAGATTAATAGACGATCTTATTGTTTATTTAGAAACTCCAGGTAAAAAAGATTTAAGACAAGTGGGTGAATTCCTTTTTGATTGGAATAAGAATAACGGTCTTAGAGCATATAGATTCCAGTATGCTGCATTCATTGCAGATATCGCGGATTGGTTTCCTGATTTTGTTAATCGTGAAAGTCCTTTCTATTATGGTACAAATGCTATTGAATGTATTGAGTATTTAGCTACTAAATCTATCAAAATGCCAAAAGAGATTTTCTTAGATTCGGTTATGCTAAAGATCTATGAAGATACAGGAAGTTTTCCATATAACGCAGAAGATGTTGCATGTGATAGTATAAGATGGATAGAAAATTATGTTCGGCCAGGTCATGACTATGATCATTTAGATTTTGATAATGTGTGGAATAGTAGCTCAATATTGGATCATCCTTATGGGAGACAAAAAGCTATGTTAGATTTAAAATTAATTCCCAGCTTTAATGGCATAAAAGAGCATCCATCAGATGATAAAATAATTAAGTCTTTATCTATTACAGAAAATCAATATAAAGAAAAAGTAAATAATCTATATAAACAAAACAATAAATTATGAATAACGAAAAAATCAATTTTACAGAAATAACACCCGTACATGAGCTTGAAGCCGATAAGCGAAGAGTGTGCGAAATCAGATTTGATTGCTTAGTCACGATGCATGATGTAGGTTATAAAAGATATAAAGGACTATGTGGTCAAGAGAAACAATCTAAAACACCGCAATGGTTTAGAGCCAACCATATAATAACATTGGAAGGCGTTAAGCATGCAGACCCATATGAAGTTGGAATAAGAATTAAACAAATGTTCCAGCAGCTAGAAGATACAATTAATAAGTATGAGAGGGGAATAAACTAATAAAGTTATGAATAACGAAAGATACAATCAGATTATTGATGAGGTGTATAAATCCTATAAGACAAAGATAATACAGATGATTGAGTCTTGGGATGTTAAATATCAAAAAATTTTAAATAGTGAAGCTGGTGGATGTAGACCTTATTCACAAGATAAATTCATCGAGCGTATCAAAATCGATTTAGAGTTCTCCGAAAAGTGGGGATTGAAGATTGAGGAAAGAGAGTTGAGTTTGGAAGAAAGCGCCAAATGGTTACAAGATGTCAAAGGTTATGATTTATTAGTTGGTAATTTGGAACATGACCATATTCGTGAAGTCGTAGAAGAAGAAGGTCCAACCAAACTAATCACACTATTATATAGTAATGAAACAATAGAAGTTTATGAATAACGAAAGATACGAGCAGATAATTGATGAGGTTTATGGTCAATTCACAAAATATAAAATGGAGAATCTTTATGATACGCGGTGGGACGTTATAATGGAAATGAATGTATCTGATAAAAATAAGCCTTATTTTGCAACAGGAAGAAGTTTGACCAAAGAAGAATTCATCAACAAATGTAAAACCAACCAAGAGTTCTCTGAAAGGTGGGGATTGAATATTGAAGAAAAAGAGCTAAGTCAAAGTGAAAGAATTTTTTGGATTATGTCCAATAGACCTGAACAATTAGGGAGTCAAAATTATTTAGATGGGGATGGTAAAGGCATAAAATCAATCAATTATGATGGAGTACCAACCAAACTAATCACGATAACATATAAAAACGAAACGATAGAAAATTATGAATAGCTTAGATAACAAATACATTATTGATGGGATTAGTATTACTAAAACAAAAAATGGGTATAGGGTTTTTACAATCCAAACCCAACATTTTGATATAGTTGATTTAGATAAATTGACAAATGATAGATTTGACTATGAAATTAAAAGACAGGAACAATATGAAAAAGACAGTTCTGAATTATTTAATTTACACTTTAATGAAAATGAATAAACAATAGTTAAAAAATATAAGTTTACGAAAAAAATCTAAATAATGAAAATTAGAACAACTAATAAAGAATATCCTCGAAAGAGATTTCTGTACCAACATTAATAATAATGTAATTGAAAAATTAAAAATACTATGACACCAAGAGAAAGGAGATATCATATGAACAAACGTCTTCGTAAATTACTTTGGGAAGAAATAACAAGAGTAATTGATGAGGACATTGAAAATCAATTAAATGGTGAAGAACCTAATCCAGATATTGAAACATTTAAAACAAAATGAATAATATAATTTACGAAAATACTTGTGAAGTAGAATTTAAAGGAAAGAAACCACTAGATTCATGGATGAAAGAGTGGCCTTTAGAAAAACGTATAGAAAAATTCTTTGAATTTTGTCAAAAATTTGATGATAGACAAGATGATCTATTAAAAGATGAATATCAAATATTTTCTCATCGTCTCCATTGGCATGAACATCCTTATTGCGAAGCTATGAGAAACGTAACTGACAATAGAGCAAGACTCTTTATGTCTTTAGTGTTTTCGTTTAGCAACGAACATTGGGGAACTTTTACAAAACTATTCGATGAGGGAGTAGCAGCTACTAAGGAACACTTTAAGCACAATAGGCACGCTAGAAATGATCTCTTTCAGATATATTATCCTAAAAATACACAAGTTAAGGAGTGGCTTCTGGAAGGTCCGTTGAAGGCAGCAGCGCATTTCGCTCCTATACTATCAGAGATAGAAGACACAAAAGAGCGACTCACTATGATGCAGTTTGCGAAGATGTTAGAAGCTTACTTTAAAAAACACCAAGGTTTTAGAAGTCCATTGTATCCATGTAAAAATACAGCTAGATATGTTGCTATGACCTGGCCACACTTGGTAGATCCAGAATCTATACTGTTCGGAGGAACTGGACACTTCGATGGATTGCATCAAATATTTGGAGGACAAAACTTGAACGGTAAAGTTAAATATACTATAGACAGCAAAGGAGAATTTATACCAGAAAACAAACAAGCAGAGCAGTGGTTGTATCAAATGGATCTTTTAGTTAATCATCCGCTCAATCCAATTCATATACAAAAATATCTTAATATAGAAGATAAAACGTGCTTTTTTTTCAAGGCGATTGCTATTAGACATGGTGCTAAAAAACCAACCAAACAAATACCATACACTTGGATTTTTCCAGACAATTTTAACTTATCTAATAGATCAGAATTTTTACAAAATATAATCGATAAAGGATTAATGTATGAAGATTAATATTTATTAGAAAAATAATTACGATGGCAATAAAACTAATAAATCTTTTAAAAGAAGCTGTGTACGGGCCAAAAGACATGATACCGCAAGGAAAATTGGGATACATCGACGAAAGCGAAATTCCCGGAGTGCGCATAGAGGTGGACGAAGACGTGGACTATAAAGATTTTGCAAATGCGGTAGCAAAAGAATTCGCGAGTGGATACGGGTCTCACTTGTCTACTCGATTTTTAGAGGATCTTAAAAATTACATAGAAGAATACACTAAATAACTTGAAACTTAGTTAAATTAACAAGGGAGCTCATTGGGCTCCCTTTTTTTATTTTGGCTATTATTCTATAAGATCTTAATCTATTTCGCCGCCAGAGAGCTCGGGTGAGTCCTGGGGATCTACCAAGTCCCTACGATAGAACCTTCCGCATATATTTTCGTTATAGGTGTCGTTGGCAAGCACTTCTAGCACCATTTGATAATATGTTTCCCAATATGTTAATGATTTTTTGGTGTAACACAACTTGAGCATCTCTCTAGTGAACGTTTCTTCGCCCAATCTTTTTAAGTCTTCCAATAGTGGTTTACTAGAGCCGTAGTAGTCTTTCCAATTACTCTCTTTGGTTTCTTTTTTCTTTTTTGGAATTCTACCCGGTTTATTCCACTCTGCCTTTTCTTTCTTAGTTAGGAGTTTGCTAAGTTTGTTTCTTAAGATCTTTTTTCCAACGTAAATTTTACCGTTAGCTGAATTAGTAATTATGTATACGAAACCTACGCAATCTTCAGGAAGTTGATCTATCGAAGTTATTTCTGTGCCCTTATACAACCAATTATTCATGAGATATCTATTGTGATACGTAACCGTATATTGTGTATTCTTTATTTTGGTAATGTTTAGCGACCCTAGAATATCCATCGACAACAATATCGTTGAATACTACTATCGGTCGATCCAATTCGTAAGCAGAAGGATAGTAATCGCCGCTGTATTCCTCATCGTCGTAACGATCTTCTCCAGATAAAACGTAATCTTTCAAATCTTCGTCTTGATTAAGTAAATCTTTTACGTTAAGCTTAGTCAATCCAAAATCCTTTCCAGAATCTAGTATTAACTTAATGAAGTAATCAGGAACGTCTGATTCCTCTGGGGTTATTTCTGATATGTATTCTGCTATTTCTTTTGCGCTTAAAATTTCTTCGCTCATTGTTATATGATTGAAATTTCCCCTGTTTCTACGTCCAATCTTCCCGATCCGTACTTATCGGTAAATGATTCCATTAATTTTTTTTGTTCTTCTGCGTTAGCTACAACTCTGCTTTTTAATTTAAGCATTTCATTTTCGTTGATTAATTGTTGATAACAAAGTTCTCCCAATGCTGTAACTAAATCTGAAGTTTCTTTGCGAATAGAGTTTAATTTTTCTAATTCTACTTCTGTTAATTTTGTCATAATTATTATTTATTTATAAATATAGAGTAAATACAAAAAATAAATTAGAAGTGACTAAATTAAGTAATTTTTTGCGTATCTATCGTAGTAGTCTTGGTTAAAATTACTTAAGTTATTTTTTAATCC